CCTTTTATCGGCTTTGACGAATTGACGCATTTTTCAGAAGGTCAATTTTTTTACATGCTCAGCGGAATCGTTCGACCTGTGGAGTCAAACCCTACATTAGAGCGACATGCAACCCTGACCCGGACTCATGGCTTAGACAGTTCCTTGATTGGTGGATTGATCCAATCACAGGGTTAGCAATCGAAGAGCGGGCGGGTGTGTTAAGATATTTTTTTCGGCAAGATGGAAAATTTACATGGGGATCGACTCCAGAAGAAGTCATTGCAAGCAATCCATACGCGACAAAGGAACTTTTAAAAACAGTAACGTTTATACCTGCCAAGCTAGACGACAATCCAATCTTGACAGAAAAAGACCCCGGCTATCGTGCAAACCTACAATCGCAATCACAGTATGAGCAAGACATATTATTACACGGGAATTGGAACGCCAAGAAACATTTCGGAAACGTATTCTCTAATGCTCAGTATGCAGAATGGGATTACACAAAAGCGAATAAGGCTTATTTGGATCCGGCTTACAGTGGTAAAAATAACACGTCTCTTGCTATCGGAAGGAAAGAAGGCGAAGAATACTTTGTAATCGGTCGAACGTGGAGAAGGTCAATTGATGAGCTATACACAGAGATACTAATTGAATGTGCAACTAATAACGTCTTGAGGTTGACGATTGAATCCAATGCTGACAAAAAACTCTCTCTCAAGGAATTTAAAATCGAACGAGATAAACTTGTCAGGTCCGGGATTGACGAAAAATTAAAAACTGTCTTGTTAGGGATGGAGCTAGTAGATAAGCACGAGCAAGAAAATAAGCACGTTAGGATTTTAGCATATGTTAAAAAGAATTGGAGCAAGATGAAATTTGGTCATAATTCTCAGTCTGAATTTATGCATAACCTTTTGAACTATGTCGAAGGTCAAGAGCCTGACGATGAGGCAGATGCACTTGCTGGCTTAATACGTTCGATAGATAAGAGCTTTACATTTAGTTTTACTGCTGCAAGATAAAGTCACGCGTAACTTTTAGGCTATATTCCAATTAACTAAAAAAGTATTGACATAATATTTAGATAGTAGTAAATCAGAATTACGGCAAAACACCCGGTTTATTTTCTCCCTCGCTCATTCCTTTTCCGGGTGCTAGCTACTTAAAAATAATGAATCAATACGATATTATATTTACCCGCCGTCATCCATACCTTGCACAAAAAGATTATATTTACAAACTAATTTGGGAGTCATATGTCGGAGGGTTTGGATATATAGGCGGTAACTCTTCCGGCTATGACAATCAAAACCTATTCCAATTTTATCGAGAATCCAATCTTGAGTATGAGGTCAGAAGGAAACGGTCTGTATATTTTAATCATACGAAAGAGATTGCAAAAACTTTGTCTGGGCTAATTTTTACGACTAAGCCTGAACGAAAAGTAAGCACGGAACTTTTAAATTTTACAACCAAAGCGGCTAAAGGCAAATCCTTTAATTCGTTTATGCAGGGAGTCGGTTTATACTCATGCCTTTTTACTGTCGGGATACTAGTTGACCAGAAAGGTTTTGATACTACTCAGATAGTAACCAAAGCCGACTACTTGAATTATGGCATTGATCCGTATTGTGTTCTATACCTTCCAAATAAAATTAGAGATTTTGCAATTGATGATCGAGGCTGTATTGATTGGGTATTATTAGACAATACTTATACAGATAATAGTAACCCTTTTGATTCGGCTAAAAATGTTTTGCAATACCGACTTTGGACAAAAGATTTTTATCAAGACTTTACCAAAATAAATAATGTGGCAACGGCTACAGAGCAAGTCATGCATAACCTCGGAAAAGTCCCGTTCGTTTTTGCTTCATGGGAAGATTCAGAAGGCGATGGAATTGCGGAAACTCCATTCGAGGATATCGCACTAATCAGCCGGGCTATTTATAATAAATCGAGCGAATGGGACGAATCACTTTCGAGCGGGACATTTCAGACTCTTTTTTATCCTGTGGCAGAAGGCGAAGACTTACCGAAGGAATTAAAGGAAACAGGCTTTAGTGCAATGAACGCTGTCAACTATAACGGAGCACTCAGCCAAAAACCTTTCTTTGATTCTCCAAAAGTCGGTGATAATTTTGCAGCTTTCGAAAAGAGAATCGAAGCCCTTGAAAAGAAAATGATGGATTTAGTCGGACTCAATAGAGATACCGAAAAATCATTTGCTCAGTCAGGAATTGCAAAGAGTCTTGAATTTAAAAAAGCAAAAGCTACTCTAGCACTCGCAGCCGAACAACTTCAAGAAGTCGAAAAACAAATCTTTGAATTTGTGGCACTTTGGAAAGGAACATCTTTTGATGGAAGCATTATTTACAATACTCAATTCGATACATCTGATATTGATGCAGAAGTAAAACGGCTAATTGACTCATTCGAGGCTATGCCATACCAAGGCGTAAAGGCTGAACTTGCTAAACAGTTAGTAAACAGAATGTTACCCGATTTAAGCGCAGAAGAAAAGGATGAACTCATGGAAGAAATTGACGAGGCAGAGGACGCTAGCGAAATGGGTGCGATTATAGGCGGGGCTACTCAGCCAAGTAGTAAACCTATGGAACCCGAACAACCAGAAAATGAAATCGAACCGGAAGAAGAAAACCCGGTGGATAATAAGAATATAACACAAGGACAGGAAGATGAGAATTAGACTTTATTTAGCACCGGATGAATTCGGAAGCGGTGGAACTGTTATACCGACAACCGAACAGGCACAAGGACAAGAGCAACCACAGGTTGAATTTGTAGATTTTGCAGCAGGCGGGAAAGTTTACAAAGTGCCAAAGGAAGTAAAACAGGCATTCGGGCAGTCACTATCTAGCGAAAGAACCGCACTTAAAAAAGAGATTGAAGCCATTCAGAGAAGTCTTTTAGATAAGGACAAAACGCTCGAAGAAAAACAAGTCCTCTTACAAAAATACGAAGAGCAAACAATGAGTGCTGAGGAAAGAGCACAGAAGAAAATCCAAGCCGAAATTGAAAAGTCTAAAAAAGAAATCGAACAGGCAACCGGAAAAGCAACAACCTATTTCGAAAAGCTGAAAGCGACAACTATCAATAACGAAATCAGATCCGCTTTAGGTGGATACAAAGTATATTCTCAAGATCAGGTAATCACTTTGTTTAAAAATTCCGGTGTCAATATTCTATTTGAAGAAAACCCACAGACTGGAGACTTTGAAACAAAATTCGAGTTGACAAAAAATGGAGACAGAGTAATAGTAAACGCAAAAGAAGCAGTGCAAGATTTTCTTTCGCAAGAAGGAAATTTGAATTTGTTACTTGTAGAAGGTAGGCCAGGCGGATCAACTCAATATACTGGTGCTGGTAAGGTCGGACAAAACGGGAAACCCGTTTATAAAAGTTCAGACTTCGCAAGCTCTAAGGATGTTCGAGACAAATTCAACGCGGATCTTCGAGCAGGTTTACAACCTCAACTAATAGACTAGCACTTGCAACACTTGAAGAGGGACAAGAATAAAAACCCTCTTCGATTCCAAGGCAATCGTAAAAAGCCTTTTCCGATGCGCGTAACATTGTTATCAAATACGCTTCGCAGGTAAGAGCGTAAGACTACCAAAAAATTTACTTAAAATAATTGGAGTCATATTATGAGTTTATCAAATGTAGACGTTTTAAAAGCCACACTTTGGGCTTCTGCTTTCGATCAAATCGACAGAGGCATTTTAAATTTACAAAATCAAGTTTCCCGGGATGTGGAATCTAATTTTGTTTCGCAAAAAGGAAAGACCGTAGCAATTCCTATTAGCCCCGATGCGACAGACGCGACTGAATGGGATGGGGTATCTAGTGTATCCGATGACACCCAGGCAGCGGCAACTGTAAACGTAACCCTCGAAAAGATTTTCGTAAAAAAGCAAACCTTTTCTTCCTCTGACATTTCGATGCACGGTTACAACCTCATCCAAGAAATGGGGGTGCCTCTTGCAGAAGGTCTTTTAACCTCGGTTAATAAATACCTTATCAATAAGATGCTTGGCACTCGCAATTTTATTGATGGTCGTTCGTCCTTTACGGAAGATTCCTTAACAGATGCTAGGACAAAATTGACAATGAATAAGGCTAGTTCTTCCGGTCGAATTGCGGTCATGAGTCCCGATGATACCGGTGTTCTTTTAAAAAGAGATGCTTTTAAATTTGCTCAATATGCAGGCAGTGACGAAGCTCAAAGACTAGGCTTACTTGGGATGAAAAGCGGAATGAGTCTTGCGGAAAACCACGCGATCCAAACATATACCCCGGCAGATGTTGCCGGCGCTATTAACAACGGTGCTGGTTATGGCTCAGGCGATACACAAATTACCGTGGATGCTTTTGCGGATGCAGCTTTGCCTGTCAAAATTGGCGATATGTTTACAATAGCAGGCGAAACCGGGACTCCATTGCATACAGTAACAGCAAGAACCAAAGACGGCTCTAATAACACTATTGGATTAAGTTTTTACCCTGCTCTTGTTTCTACTGTTGCGGATAACGCAGTCGTTACTGTAGTTCCTACAAGATCGGTATTGTGCTTTACTCCGAACGCATTAGCTTTCGCAGCCAAAACACTTGCAGAACTCCCAAAAGGCTCTGGTGCTGATTGTGCTATCGTAAACGTTCAAGGGATACCTGTTCGTATTACTACAAAGGTTACTGACAACCTCGGAATCTTTGTTCAAATGGACAACCTTGTCGGAGCGGAACTCGTTAGAGATTCTAGAATCGTCAAAATCGTTCGATAGAGAATCTTTTCTAAAGTCATCGGCTAAGTAATATTAGCCGATGCAAAGGGATTATAATGTTTGAAATCATAAGAATTTATACAGAGAACGGGCAAGAAAAAAAAGAGTCTATGGGATTCGGAACAGAAGAAACTCTTAATACTCTTGTGGATATTGTCGCAAAGTATCCAACAAAATACGCCGGGTCAAGATTTGAGAAGAAAGAAATCGCTACTCAAGAACCCGAAAAGAAAGAAGCAAAAAAACCTAAAGAGTAACGCATGTTAAACTCTCAAGTAGAACTAAGTCTATCAATCCGAAAAAATGGATTACTGCTTGCCGATTATGCAAAAGCATTTAAGGCAGTGGCGAGTGAAGAAGTTTTGAAAGTTGTAGAAATTGCGGCTAATTCGAGTTATGTTATTGACCTTACAGGCTTAGATAATATTGCATTGCTTGCCGTGCTTGCTCAGTATAACGAGTCAATTACAAGCGGATCTAATCAAGTAGTAGAAGGCAACCCAGCAACCGTAGGAATTACGTTTAACTCGAACACCAGAAACGCTTTTGGATTTGAGGCAATCGGATTAAATAAATCAGTATCTACTCCGAGCGTTACACTTGTAAATAGTCATCCTGAGGCAAGGATTTTGATTTACTTTGCCGCATTTTGTGAGGCATAAAACTTGAAGATAGGATTTGTTACAATTAAAGAAGCAGATACTTTTTTAAGTGCTTGGATAGAATCGGGCTCTTGGAAGTTTGCAAAGACTTATCCTTCCATCGACGGGACTGTTTCGATTAGTGGAAATTCTCTTATCGGGACCAATACGACTTTTACAACTTCGTTTACTGTTAATCAATATGCAAAAGTAGATGACTATATTTTTAAAATCGTCTCGATTACTAGTGACTCAGAGGCTACTATTGATAAGACTCTTGGTAGTATCACTGGAGAACTTTACAAATTAACTCCTGCTGAATATGCAGAAGAGGCGATTGATTTAAGGCAAAAAATTCAGGCTCTTTTTTATTCGTATAACAAATTAGTCATTAGCCCCTTCTATTCTTTAAAAATTCCTTCTGACGGAGTAACGCCGGAAAATATTAAGAGTGCTCAAATACTTTTAGCTCTAAATTATCTTGAGACAAAAATCTTAAAGACGATTAAAGAAAGTATCCATATAAAAAACCAAAATGAAGGCATACAAGATTATAGCGTAACTGACATGTCGTATACTTACAAAGAGAGTATTCCTGGTGCAAAAACAAACGCATTTCCTCAAGACGTTCAAGAATTTTTGAATGAATATAAAACTACTAATCAAATGATTCATCCTGGCAGGGCTGGGAATCCCGTAGAGTCTGT